TATCAATGATTCCTTCCTCTGTTATGAATGCAATATCAAGAGGAATTCTTGTTTCCGTCATATGGAATGACTTCTGTCCGACTTCATCAAAGATGAAATACATTCCACAGTTTTCATCTAAACTTTCTCTGAACATCAGTCCAAGATTGAAATCTCTGATGTTAGTAGGGATTTCAATTCTTAAAGGTAGAGTTACTTCCTCTACTTTCATTTCTCCACTATCAACATAATCTGCTGCAGAATCAAGATAGTCTGCTGCTTTGGTGATTTTTGATTGTACCCACGCTTCAACTTCACCTTCACCTTTTGCCATTTTCTTCTTTAATCTTTTCGCAGCATTCATAACGGTAGAAAGTTCAGAACGTGCCATTGAGTACTCATGGTCTTTCATTGCTGCTTCCTCAAATCTTTGAACAGTCATTTTGTCCCAAACCTCCGGTCCATATGAACATTCATCACGAGTTTCCATCTTTTGACAAACCTGACAATATCTCTTCTCTTCCTTTTCTTCTTTCATTTTCTTTTTTGGTTTATCTGTAGAAACATATGTTGGTTTTGCTGCACCAGATTTTTGTTGCTGACCAGGATCTGCTGCTTTCTTTCTTCTTGCTGCAGAACGTCTTTCTGCGTCTGTCATACTTGCTCTTTTTGCAGAAGAAACGCATTTTGGAGTTCCTTCACCTGGTTCATCACTTGCACATGTTCCACCAGTTACTACATTTACCCAACCAGGTTTTCCATCTTTTGAACTAGAAGATTTAAACCATTTATGAAGAGTTCCCTCATAAGCAACACCTCTCTTGGTGTGCTTCATCTCGCCTTTCTGCTTTGCCATCAATTTTTTAGATGTAGTTGCAAAGTCTTTGGATGGATTTTCATCGGGAACCAGTTTTGGTTTTTTATCATATTCATCCACATCTCCATCCACATCCCAATCAACATACTGAACAGTCGCATGATGAACTGACTGTTTCAAGTCTAGATTAGGATCCAACTGATGTTGTTTCCCTTTTAGATGTGGTGTTTTGTGAGAAAACTTTGGATACTTCATTCAACTGGTTTTGATTTAGTAGTTTCGCCTCTTGCTCTCTTTCTCCTCGCCGCACAATGAGCACGTTGAGAAAAACCTTTTGGGTTTGAGCAATCAATACTCTTTTTATATTTATTAGTCCACTCTTCTTGAAACTGCTTAAAGGTTTTCATATCAAGTGTTAATAGAAGTTCTGATTGCTTTGAATGTAGTAGAATCTGCAGAAGATGGTGTTATTAGCAATCTAACGTTCCCGCCAGAAATGTCACTATTAAATGACGCAAGAGTATCGCTTGTTTTAACTATTGCAAACTCTGTATTGTATGTTGTTGCCCCGTCATGTACGATGATAAAATCAACCGTATGATAATTACTTCCTCTTGTTACTTGTACTTGATATCTTGCAGAACGAAACTGATCAGAATCAAAAATATCTAAAGCAACTTCATCTGTTGATGTAGTTGTTAGACTTGAAACTGTTATGTTTTGAAAGTTTTTTTGGCTAATTAGTTTGGGCATTAGGTCGCAGTCTCCAAAATACTCAAAATAAGTTTCAAACTACTATTTGAACTTGCTGAAATTTGAATAGAATCATTTGTTTCTAAAACAAGTTTTCCATCCAAAGGAATAAATGCATCATTTGGAGGAACGGTTGCGTTCTTTATTATTTCAGTTGTAGTAGAACTTCTGATATGTGACATCGTAAAAGATGCTGCACTTGTTGTAGTGTTTGTAACATGAGCATAGAGCACGATGGCAGTATACCCAGTTGGTGCTGTATAAGCAGTTTGATTACTGTCTGTTAATTCTAGAGTTTCGGTTTGAAATCTATTAAGTGCTAATTGTGCCATGTTAACTTAGTGCTAAAATAAATGGTGTCATTTCTGTGAATAAACTTCTTGAGAAAGCTCTTCCACTAATTGTTCCAGTGTTTTGATTGATTTGAAGATCATCACCTATTCTAAAATTACCTGCTTGATCCGTACTCGTGTAAACCACTTTTCCACCATTTGTAGTTACTACTTCATTTTCTTGAACAGTAACTCCACCTCTTTTTGGTGTTGCAGTAGTAATATCATTTCCAGAACCAACATACTCAAAGGTATGTGAACTGGCAACAATCCTACTCACTTGGAAAAAGTATGCTGTTGATGCAACGCCAACTGTGCTAATTAAATTTTCATCTAATGTCAGAGTTGTAATTCCAGCTGTCACTGGGGTTGAACTATTTATTGTATAGTATATTGGTGCCATTGATGCTGTAGCAGATGCTGTATTGCTTCCACTATTAGGTGCTCCAATAGTTACATTTGGAGTACCTGTATATTGAGAACCACTACTAATAACTGTAATACTTGATACGCTTTCACCTTCCAAAGTTGCAAACGCAGTTGCTGTTTCTCCATTTGGACCAGTTGGTGCGTCAATAGTAACTGTTGGTGTTGAAGTATATCCTGTTCCACCAGCAGAAACTGTAATTGTTTCTACAGATTGGTATAGTGTATCGAAGTAAACAAGTTGACCATCATAAGGTCTAGTTGTTCCAGATCCAACGTTTACTGCAACATTGTCCTGTGCCGCTGCTGCTGTTGATGTTACTACTCCAGTAAATTGGACATTGCTGACACCATCGGCAACTAATCCATATGTTCCAAAACTTGAATTGCTATTTGTTAAATCAACTTGTCCTCCTTTATGGCAACTAATTGCCTCATTGCAACAAATAGTAAAGACAGAAACTAATTGGGCAAATCCTTCATTCGTTACAGCAACACCAACTCCACCTTGATTATATTGAGTGTAACTGTCGCACACAATTGATTTAAGTCCTTCTGCTTGAGCACCATCAACTCTCAATCCAGTTCCTGTTGTTGTGTTGCTCGTGCAATTTTGAATGTAAGGACTTTCCCATTTTCCACCGCCATCATTTCCTGCAATTTCTGTTGTTGGGAATCCAATAGCAGCTGCTGGTGCAACATGATTTGTAAAAGTCATGTTTGCAACATAACATCCTTTTCTCACATGGAAAATATCTTTATTTGCTGTGTTTGGAGTAACTGTTACTGTTTTAAGATCATCTCCAACAATTGATACAAAAGGCGGAACTTCAACAGGATTGTTTTCTGCATAATTTCCGGCAAGAACTTTAATGATAGTTCCTGTTGTTGCTACTCCAACTGCTCCAGAAATTGTTAATTTTGCATTATCAATTGACGTTCCATTATTTGAATCATTACCATCTTTTGCAACATATATTACGTTAGGAGCAGAGTTAATACCAGATGCTCCACCACTAATGGTGATATTATCGCCAAGATAAATCTGGGAATTTGTAATAGTAACAATACCAGAAGTGATAGTATTATTGTCACCATCAATAGTAACCGATGCTCTACCAACAGTCAGAATACCAATAATTCTTGCACTACCATCAACATATAAAGCAGTGCTGCCGAGTCCAACATAAACTGTTCCAATACCATTATTTGATCCAAGAGTTGTGAGACCAACAACAGAAAGGTTTCTTCCTATTTCAACATCACTTCTAGCAGTGATAATTCCAATGGAATCTACATTTGTAACATCCTCATAAGTGATTGTGCCAGCAACTGAAATATTACCGGCAATTTCAGCATCACCAACAACGTATAAAGAAACTCCTGCTTTTGCTGAAGTAGTTCCTACCCCAACCGCCTTAACAGTGTGAATACCTACAGAATCAACACCCCAAGTTCCACCTGCACCAACACCAGCACCGCCAGTTAAAGCAGTACTTGCAATACCAACCCATTGACTTCCATTAAAAATAAGAAGTTTGTTTGTGCCTATCCCAGCATCAAAGACAACATCATCAAGATCTTTGATAAATCCTGCACCGCCACCACCAATAGTAGCAATCTGTTGTTGAATCCTATTGATGAATATTCTGTAGTGACTTGCAAGATCATCTAGAGTTGCAAACTTTCGATCCATTGGGGTCAGTGGATCGGGTTGTCCTCCTATAGATTCTTTTTCATTTGGTGGTTCATTTAAAAGACCTTCTTGAAGATCTTTGATTTCTTTTTGCTCTGTTTTAATTGTTTTTACAAGTTCAAACAGATCTTTGATATCACTTTTTACGTGACGAATGTCTTCATCATAATACTTAACTTCAGGTAAATCTGAAATTTCTTTTCTTAACTGTTCAAAATAGTTGAGAAGCAAGTTGTCAGTTTTTACACTGTCTTCATTAAAGTCTCTAATTTTCTTTTCAAGACTTTGTTTGAGGGTATTATATTCACCTAAGATTTGTTTCTTAAGTTTGCGATCATCGTCTTTAAACTCTTTATGGTACTCCCATATCTTGAGAGAGGATTCTCTTAACTGCTTCCAAATTTTATCTTTTTCTTCTTGATATTTTTTATTTCTTTCCTGAAGTTCAGTTTTTATCTCAACATTATTTTCGAAAAGTTTGGTATTGTTTTCCTCAATAAGATTGTTAATATCGAGTTCAATTCTATCTCTTAAAGTTTCAATAGTATCATTGACTTTTATGAAATCATCGTCAATTACACTAAAAGTTTTTCCAATCCAAGAAAAATCTGGAACTTCATTAACTTCATTTACCCATTTGGGGAATGTGGGAATTTCCGATCTTACTCTCTCAACCTCGTCCTTTAGAGATTGAATATCATTCTCATAGTATCTAACTTCAGGAAGTTCTGAAATTGTGTTTTTTATATTTGATAATTTTTCTTCTAAAATATCAATCTGTTCATCATAATATTTTACTTCAGGAAGTTCTGAAATTGAATTAGCAATGTGATCTCTTACTAAATCAATTTGCTCACAAATTGCTTCTATTTCTGTATCATAATATTTGACTTCAGGAACTTCTGGAATTTCTCCTCTTACCAGATTTATTTGTTCCGTTAAATCTTCTAGTTCTTTATCATAATATTTTATTTCTGGGATGTCTGGAATTTCTTCTCTAACATCGTTAATTAATCTAATTAATTCTGGCCAAGGAGGAACAATATCTTCTACCTCTGCGAAAGTGTTCCCGTTTAAATCTTCAATTGTTTGAGTTTCTTCTTTTATTTCTTGTACTTCTTTTTTTGCAACAAAGTCTTCAACGGAAGGAAGATCCTCCGAAACTTCATTCTTCAAAAAATCATTAACAGATGGCAACCCATTATTATCTTGGGCAAAATCACCAATTGAAGGCAAATCTTCTTTCGACATTTTATTAGTAACCTTTGTACTTTGGGATTTCTCTCCCTTATCTTTTTATTTATCTTCTTCCTCAAGTCCAGATTTTAAAAACTTGGCTAGTTCTGCTGTTGAACCGACAAACAATGCGTTATTAACGGTTGATGGACCCTTTAATTGTTTTTCCTCTTCTACTTCTTTTAATTTCTTTTGAAGATCCATGAGTTTGTCTGTTGCATCAGCAACGTTTTTTATTAGTTGACCAGCAACTTCATATGCTCTTGGCATCTCACTTTCTTGTGCTAATTCTAAAATACCGTTTATTGCTTCTTGACCCTTTTCAATCAAAGAATACAAATTGCCTCTGGTATACTCATAGTCTTTTTTTATATCTTCCGATGAAGATGGTGCTTTAAGTTCACCCTTTGGTTCAACTTCTGTTTTTACTATTTCACCTTCTACGTTGAAACAGTCATTTAAATCGTCGAATTTTTTTGTCATTTTCATGAGATAGTTCCACTAAATCCAAAATCATCACCATCTTCAACCAATGCATTGTCGCTTGAAGTTATAGTCTTGACTGGTGCTCCTCTCAAATGAGTGGTTACTGTTGTTCCATCTTGACCTCTATCAACAGTAAGATTATTTCCGCTTATTGACTTGATGAATAGTTCTTCTCCATCAAGATCAATATAAGTTTTAGCAGTTAATCCACTTGAACTTTCCACTGGAACAATTGTATCTGTAATACTAATATCCTCGGTGAGAGTTGTAATGACAGTACCTGTATAGTTCTTGAG